CACTACTACCTGCCAGGTGGCGTCCAGTTCGGGAATCTTGTAGATGGTAAGGGCAATATAGTCCCCGCCTTCCAGGTTCCCGATACTCACCTGTTCACTCACCCGCCTATCCACATTGGCGTACACATCCCGGAACTTAGTGAAGGTGTATTTCTTACCACCCTCACTGTCCTTTGTGATGGTGCAACTGTTTATGGTGACAAGCGTGTCAAGGTCGCCGGTATTGAAGTAGTCCATTAGTGTTCTCCCCAGGTACGATAGGGCCGGAGAAGATTGCGAGCCGTGGTGCGGTCGCGCTCCTCAGGGCGGTCCGTCGGGTTATTGAAAAGCGCTCCTCCCAGCAGGAATACTGCCGCCTTGATGTCCTCCGGGATCTCAGTATAGCCAGCGAGGTAGATGACCTCAACCGACTCGCCCTGGACCTCATCCGTGAACACCAAGGTTGAGTCTCCATGGGAATAGGAATCCTCCGGAACCTCCTCTCCGTTCACCTTCACTGAGGTAACGTCTACGACAGGATACCTCAGTGAGATGACGGAATCGAAGGGCTTAGTGAGCGTGAACTCGGAGAGCTCAATCACACGGGATATCTCATGCTCCGCTGAATTGATAGCGGCCTTCAGCGAGGTGCTGAGGGGTGCATCAAGGTCATTCGAAGTCAACCGGAGATGGCTCCGGAACTCGCCAAGAAGGGCGTCGAATCCTATGTAATTGCGCTTCTCCATTTCCGTTCACGATTAGGCGGTGGTGATGTCCTTGATGGCGGCGAAGCTCTTAGGATTGACCACAACGCAGTCATCGTAAGAGTTGAGCACGATACGGACGTCTCCGTTCTGGGCGAGGGTGTAAGGATCCACCACGACGTCAATTCCACCCCAGTGACCCACGTAGAGGTCAGCGAAGTTACCGAAGATCATGGCGGAGCAGACACCGGAGGAAGAGCCCTTGGTGAGGTTGCTCGGAACCAGGTTGGTCCATTCGATAGCGTAGCCATTGAGGCTGTCGAACGGGTGCTCCAGGAGGAAGCGGGCAGTGTTGCTGGCCTTCTCGGTGGTCTTCATTGCACCGATGACCTTGGCGTTGGTCAGGTAGCCCAGCTTGCCGCGGTTCGCGTTCTCGGAGTTGATCTTGGTCTCCAGCTCGACGACCTTGGCCCAGGAGATGGCGCCACCGTTGGTGCCCATAACCACGGAGCCGATATTGGCGGTGGCAAGGATACCGGTGGGCTGGTTGCTGGAGCCGCTGCCGGCGATGCAGGCCTGCTCGATGAGAGCGGCATGGGAATCAAGGATGAGACCCATGAGGACGTTCTCGATGTCGATGGAGGTCTGACGGAGCAGATCCTTGGAGAATGCCGCAATGGTAGCGTTGCGGTGAGGGGTCAGGGAGACCTTTGCGAAGGTGCTCTTGGAGACGGAAGCCTCTGCGCCCTCAGCCTTCCAAGCGGAGGTGATGGAACCGGCGCTTACGAAAGGAATGGTACCCACGAGGCCACCCATAACCTTTGCACCCAGCTTGGCAACCACGAGACGGTCCTTCAGGCCTTCCACGTAAGTGGGAGCTGCCTGCTCGGCGGCGTAACCGCCGTCAGCATTGGTGCTGTAGTTCTGGCCAGCGCTTGAACGGAGAAGAGCAACGGGGATAACGAGGCCCTTCTTGCTCAGGCCCATGCGCTCATACTCCTTGGCACCCATCTCGGCGGCTTCGGCCTCGAGACCGGTGAGTTTGCCTTCCGCTGCCTCGCGGAGGAACTTGACGAGGGAGAAAGAACGGCCTTCGGCCTTCTCCTTGTCACGGAACTGCATTTCTGCAGTACGACGCTCAGCAGCCTCTACGGTCTCAGCAGCGTTAAGCTCGGAGATGAGAGCGTTAACCTTTGCCTCGGCAGCGTCAACGGCAGCCTGGTCTTTCAGATCCACGGCCTTGAGAGCTATGACGGCTTCGGCCAGATCTTTGCGAATTTCTGCAATTTTACGCATAACGTTAATGTATTATTGGGGTTTAACTTAGTGCAGCCTGTGCCGCTGCCTTTAATAGTTTCAGACGATTGGCGTTCTCGGCGGTGTTTTCGTCGATATCACGCTTCTGGCCAGCTTCCTGACGCAGCTCTTCCAGCTCCGCCTCCGCAGGATCCTCGCCCTTCTTGGTTGCGTTACCATTGGCGGGGATGTTTACGACGGAGATTTCCAGCAGCTGCTGACCGGCGTAGTAATAGGTTTCATTCTCTTCGCCGGGGCCCTCGCTACCCTTGCCCCAGGCACCTTTACCAAGCGGCAGGAAACCGACGGATACGGCATTGATGGAGCCGAAGAGAATCTTCTGGTAGATCTTCTCCGCCAGCTCATTGATTTCCTTAGGCTCGAAGGTGATGTCCACCATCAGCTTCTTATCCTCGATATAGGCGCGGCCCTTGCCGATAACCTTGTCGGCATCATTGCCGGACCAGCCGCCATAGATATCGTGATTATAGCCAATGATGGGGTTCTTCTCGAAGCGGGAGAGATCCCAGCCCTCGGGATTGAGAACAGTGTGGGCGCTGTCGCGTGAACCATCTGAGGCCACGAACGTAATAACCCTGTTCTCCTCATCCTTCTTCCGGATCTCCGGAGTGAATGAACGTACTTTAATTTTGCTCATATCTATGTTATTTTTGTTCGTTATTCTCATCCTTCCCCACAACGCCGCTATTGAGAGGGTAAAGGAATTCGTCAAGGCCTTCCTGCCTGGTGAATCCCTCCAGCTCGCGGACCTCGTTGCGGGACAGGTATCCATCAAGGATAGCGTTATGGTAGAACTGGCTACGGTCCTTGGTGTTACCCCTGAGAAGGCCGTCAAGGTTGAACTTCACCGAGTAGCGAGCAGCATCGTCTCCGAGGAAGAGCTTTGCCTCGAGCTCATCCTCAAGCCTCTTGACCGTGGGGCGGAGAGAGAGCTGGACAAACTGAATATTCTGCTCCTCGATATTGGAATAGGTCGCGTGAGAGAGCTCGCCCAGTAGGTGGGGCGGGAGATTAAGAATGCGCGCTACATCCTGGATGGAGAGCACCTCGCTCTGGATCAGCTGCGCGGCACCCGGATCCACGGAGAGCTGCTTGTATTTCATGCCGTATTCCAGGATGGGCGTCTCGAAGTTCTTGGCACTATGCTGATAGTGCTTCAGGAAGGCCATATACTCATCGTCGGTCATGTGGCCTTCCGTCTCCAGAACGGCGCGGATATTACCACCCTTCTCAAAAAATTCAGCAGAGAACTGCTCCGTCGCTATCGACTTTCCGAGCGCCATGGCGTTACGGGTGATAGGGTTCTCACCTTTCACGCCGTCCAATGTAAGGAGCATGAAGTGAAGCATCTGAGCATCGGAATAGATGCCGTTCATCCAGGTGAAGCGGTAATCCACCTGCGAAACCTCGTACCACTTCTTGCCGTTTACCATGGTAATCCTCACGCACGCGGGATGGACCTGGTAAAGAGCCTTGGGCTGTCCGTCTCCAGACCACTCGATTATAGCATACGCATTACCCCAGCCGTCAAGCCAGGTGTTTATGCAGTTCCAGAAATCGAATTTATTGGTATAGGAATTCGGCCTCTCGTTTATGACCTTGAAGGCCGGGTGCTCCGGGGCGTCCACCCACCCCTGGGTCGTTCTCTTCTTTACATTCTTAGGAAAGGACGCAACGTTCTCGCTCCTGATGCGGATGCCGGCATAGAGGGCCGTGATATTGAGTGCGCTATGGTTATTGACGGCCACCCCAAAGGCGGAAGCTCCAGCCTTGCCGCCGGTATATGGAGTTACGGCTACATCGTTGCTGCGAAGATGAGCCATCCACCTTGATATACGTTCAAATATGGGCATTTGCGTCCTTTTTCCGCAAAAATACCCAGACGAGCCCTTATAGGTGGGGACATTTGTCCCTTTTTAATGATGGCGGTACAAATACTTCTTGAAGGCTTGGAAGGAAGGGAAGCATGCGTGCTCGTATTTTGCCTCACATTCGCGCTCCATTTCATTATAGATTTGCTGCATAGTATCCATCTTTCCGAGGCGCCGGCAGCCCTGAAGGCGCCGCCAAAACACCTCTACAAAACCGGGCCTCGTGGCCATTTTGATAATCTCTTCCATAGTCCAATTCTATGTTTCCGGATTCCAGTTCGCTGCCTCTTCCAGCGCCTCGGCGCTAAGCGTCCGGAGAGTATGCGTCTTATATATCTCCCCATTGTCGCCCGAGGAGAGGTTAAGCCAGCCGCCAAGAGCGTCAACAAGAGCAACAACACCATCGATTTTATTCCTGGACCTCGCCTTGTCCAGCTTAATATTTGCATTCGGATCGCGGTAGATGACAACGTTTTTGAACATCCATCGGATGACCGGATTTCCAAGGAAATTGAGCTCATGCTTCAGGACTCTCGATTCAAGGTCCTTCGTGGGGACCGACATATAGCGGATATCCTGACGGTACTCCATGAGCTTGTCTTCGTATTTGCCGAACCGGTTTTTCAGATCCCACATGCCCCAAGGGTCATAGGCAATACACTTGACATTGTAGTGACCCATCTCGTTGAAGAGCTGCGTAAGGTACCAGTCCTCGTCAAGCACCCGGCCCGGGCAGACGGTTATCCATCCCCGCTCAGCCCAGAGGCGGTAGTCAACGATATCGGCGGTACCGGACTTCTCCTGGATCTTCGATTCCGGTATTGTAAACAGGAACTTCACCACCCTGAGGCGCGGGAAGAAAAATGCCGAGGCGGTAAGGTCGGTCTTGGATGCAAGGTCGATTCCGACGCAGCACTCCTCTCCCTCCAGCTCCGCCTCGTCAAAATCCTGGTTATTACTTTCTACCTCTTCATCCGGAATCCATACCTCCGGAGCGTCTACCCACATATTAAGATTCTTCGTCTGGAAGGCGGCCAGGGTGGAGCCTCCTTTATCCTTAGCCTCCTGGCATTCGTCCTCCATGTATTTCTTACTGAGGGAGACCCCATAGTTGGGGTTAACTTTCGCCCAGGTCTTCGGGTCGTCCCACTCATCCCCCTCATCCGGCTCGTAGAGCATAATGAAATGGTTATCCTTCTGCTTTATCCCAAGAAGCACCTGTCGAAGGAATTCCAGATCACGGAAGTAAGGATAGGACGTATCGGTGCCGGCGGTGGAGATAGAGAAGATCAGCGGCTGAGAGCGCGCTCCGATACCGGTCTTCAGGACTTCATAGATTTCGTTGGTCTTCCAGGCGTGACGCTCGTCGCAAATGCCACAATGGATATTGAGACCGTCTTTATTCTTGGTATCCTTGCTCAGGGGTTTGTATGCCGATGCGGTATCCTCAACGACAATACTTCCCTTCCGGAAGATTCGCACAAAGTCCGCAAAGGCGGAATTTCTGAAGAGCTCCACGGAAGCGTCGTAGCAGATCTTCGCCTGGTTCCTATCCACGGCAGCTGCATAGACTTCCGCAGCCGGCTCATCGTCCGCGACGAGCATAATATTACCGATAACAGCGGCCAGGGTGGTCTTTCCGTTCTTACGCGGGACGTAGACGTCTGCATAGGTAAACCGGCGCTTCTTTGTGGAAACATACTTCCAGCCAAAGATGTTTGCGAAGATAAAGAGCTCCCAGTCCTCCGGCTCAAAGGGCTTGCCGGCCCAGGCGCCCTTATAGTGCTTGAATTGCCTGGCAACCTTTACCCTGAAATTGAAGTCTGTTTTATCGAAATATATATCGTCCCTCTCCCAGTCAGAGTACCAGCGCTCCACGGCCTTGCGAACCATCAGACAGGAGGGGAGATTCCCGCTCCTCACCTGTAGCGCATAATTCTCTACTCTTTGAAAGGGACTCATATTATTGTCTATTGTTCTTCAGGCTCCTGGTCCTCGTTCATTATCACTCCGAAGATGGCCTTGATACCCTTAGCCTTCGGGTCCTCCTTTTGGAGTTTCAAGCGCTGCCGGTCTACCGGCGAAAAGCCAAAATTGGAACCAATCTTCAGTAGTTGGGTTAAAGCGTTCTCTCTTTGCTTTACCGCCGGGTTCTGTACCACAATGGTGCCCTTTTTACCCTCAATAACGAGATATAGACCCTCCTTCTTGATGCTTTCCGTGCACTTCATGAAATGATCATATTCCACGGCATAGAAATACAGCTGAGAGAGGAAGGCCTCGTCAAGCATTCCCTGGACTGCGACCTTCCTGACGAGAGACCAGTATATCTCCCGGGCTCGCTTAGTCGCGCTCTTTAGCCCGGAGATCTGGCACTTACTACCAATATCCTCCACTTTTATGACCTCTCCAATGGTCGAGCTGGGGCGGTCGCGACAAGGCTGCAGCGTGCCATGCAGCTGCTTCAATTCCTTAGGGAGTGGTTTGCGTCCGCGAGTCATAGGTCGTATTCGCTTTTCTTGGGCCTTATCCACCCTACCACGGGCACTCCAACATGTAAACCATCCTCTCTCTCCCTCCAGTCGTAATCGTAGCCGATTTCGTGGGTTTCCCGAGTTATAGGATTCCCGGACAGGTCATTTTTATGGTTGGCCTCAATATACTGCCATACCTTCTCCTCGACAGCCTTACGCTCACGATCCGCAGCCTCCATCTCAGCCTTCTGCGACGGCGTAAGTTCCGTGAGCATCTCTTCAAGAGCTCTCGGGTCCTTAACTTCGAAACGGAACTGAATGTCACGGTTCCTTCTAATATAAAAATCCATAGTTAATCCCCCTTAGTCGACGCTTCAAAGTCCTCCTGAGTCAAGAGCTTGTCAAGCGCAGCGGCCAATAACGCGCCGGACCTGGATAAATTCCGCTTACGGTCTTTCGGCTTCCAAGATTTTCGGTCCCAGGGCCACCATGCCTCGGCGGCCAGCTCGTCAATGTCAACCAGCGCGTAACTAATAGCCGCAGCAATGATGCAATTCAATGGCTCGCAGAAGTCATGCTTTGCGTCATAACCCTCGACTTCAATTTGCCGCTGCCTCTCTGCGGCAATCAGCTCAATTCCTTTGGTCATAGTTAGTCCTCCTTATCCTTTCCAATATTCACGCTTAGCAGCGGCGCGCTGAATATTACGGCGAGGTAGAGAAGTCCGCCCAGCCAATGCCAGAAGTTACCAAAGAAGAATTCTACAATTTCCATAGTTATTGCTCAAACAGGTTAGGGGTCTCCAGTTCAGCCAGTAATTTATCAACAAGAGCTTCGCTGAACTTGGATTCTGTGAGAATATCGTGTCTTCGGGTGCGGAAGTAGTCCTTCTGTAACTGGCGCATTCGGCATGTCTCTTCAATAAGCTGGTTTACGATTTTCGTAAAGGCCAGGTTTTCGAGGGCGTACTTGGCACCGGCAACCAGCCCAATGTCGTAGGAGGTTTCATAGAAGGAATGCATGATGTCAATGCCGTCGTCTCCGTATCCACAGGCGGAATAGTATATTTTTGGCTCCTCGGTACGAAGTCTCTGAAAGAAAGTAATAAGCTGCTCAGCGGAAATCGGATTCATTTCTGAAGGTGTGTAATATTGCCTTTTTGTTTAATGAAATGCCAAAAATAGGCAGGGGTATGGGTAGCACGCGCGCACGCGTGCTGCCGGCCCTGGGATCCCTAAAACCGCCCAATTTTGCACGCGCGCCTCCGAGAGCGGGGGAGTGGTCTTGGAGAGTTGACCCTTTCGTGATTCGAGGCCCCCTCCCCTATCAGGCGTCGAGCCATACATATCCACCAGCCTGTCTCCTGGTTCCATTCAGACATTTCAAGATGGAGGTCCGGTTTGCGCCGGTCTTCCTGGATGCCTCCGTGACCGATGAGAAGTAGTGCATCTCTCCATCCTTGAAGCCCTTCACCGGACGAGGGCGGGACGGTACATCTGTGGTCTCCTTAACAGGAGCCGGAGCCGCGGGAGATTCCTTGCGGCCAAACAATTTCTTAAGAAAACTTTTCCCAAACATAGTTGTATTTATTTTGCGCCGGTGGTTTTTCTCCACTCGGCAATTATCTTCTTATCACCTTGTCCCTTCTGCCGGTTACAATCCTCGCACAGGGACTGGAGATTATTTGTATCAAAGAAGTCGCCACATACCGGCCATGGAATAATATGATCCACGACCTCTGCGGACTTAATGATTCCCTTCCTCCGGCATTCAGCGCACAGCGGATGCTGCGCCCGGAAGACGCGGCTGAGCCGCGTCCACCTGTTGGTGTGGTAAAGATCTGACGAACGTTCGCGGTGATATCCGCCGTCGCTCTTATCAGTCCTTGTCTTGGAGTCCCAGGCTAACCGCATCTTCTTTTCCGGTGTATGGTGTTACTTCTTCCTTAAGCACGGTCATATAATGATTGCGTGCCAGCTTCAGGGAAACGGTCTTTCCGGTTCCGTTCGTACCGACGATAAGCGCCGGCTTGCCTTTGTATATTACAATCTCGCATTCCATGATGGTGGATAGTTTTCAACAATATTCTGGACAAGGATGTCAATAACCTCCGGCATAGTAATACCGGAAACTTCAAAGACGAGGGCGCTTCCCCTGGCGAATACAATCTGCCAGAGAGCGCCGGCAGACCAGGCGGGTAAGACCTTCCCCATCGTCTGCAGCGACTTGAAGCCGGAATCGTTTGCGTGTCCGTCTATCGAGCAGAGATAAGGGTCACCGGTGGTCATCAGGCACCAGTACATATCTGCGGTCTCCCGGGCCAGCCCTGCCGATATCAGCCGCCGCGACTGCTCTACCGTGGTTGCTATTACTTGTCTCCTTTCCATAGTTCATTATCCTTTTCTTGTGGTCTATCAGGAATATGTCGTGTATTCCGCTCCTGATAAAAAAGTTTCCAATATCCATGGTTCAAAACAAAGCGGGGCCAGCGGACAACCCCGCGGGGTTTTTGGCAGAAAAACTACTCGTATTATGGCTTACTTTCCGCTGATTCAATTTCTAAAGGGCAGCGCTTGAGGTATCTGATATCATTTACCCTCCTCTTGTCAAGAGCTGGGTGGATGCGCCGCCTGGAATAACCTCCATCACAATACCTGACCACCGCCGCCATCTCGCATGAGTAACACTTCTCCCTTATCATTACCAGTCATTATTATCCGGAGGGAGATCCTCCGGCCTGGGCGGGGTCCATGGTTTCATATTACCGACGAAAGGGATCTGCCGGCGCCGATCCGCCGAGAGGGTTTTGAAGTACGTCTCGCTGAATGACGGCTTAAGGAGGTGGCTCTGCCCTCTCTCCTGTCTGGTAGATCTGAATGCCGCAAGGGCAAGGTAGCAGCCCTTCTTCTTAACTTCGACCATCCCTGTTGCCGTCTGGGAAGACTTGAAGTAAGAGTCCGACACGGTGCCCTTTTCGTTATCTATCGGAATACAGATGCACCGCTTGGTGGTAACCCGCCCCTGAACGTCGAGCACCTTGGCGCCTTCTATCTTGAGGAGGTCCACTTCTATGTTATAATTACAATCCGGGTTGTTCATGCCGCAATAACATCAAAATATAAATCCACCTGAGCTCCGATATACTTTCCCTTCAGGGCGCGGGCTGTATTACGGTCGAGTCCCTCGAACCATGACTGGACCTCACCGGAGCATTTCCAAATAAAACGCCCCTCTTCAACGCTGTATCCGCCGCGCGGATCCAGCAAGGCTTTTGGCTCAATTCCGCCGCCGGATCCGGCCAGCTCGTAAAGCCGTCCAAGGAAGGCGAAGTATTTATCTGTAGCAGGCGTCTTGGAAAGTCTGGAGTCTCCCGTCTTGAGCTCCCATGCCATTGCAAGGCCGGCCCGCTTTTCAAGGGTATCGTACCTGGTACCGTCCTTTGCCAGCCAGCCGCGGGACTGGTACCAACCGACGAACCTCCGCGTCTCCGCCGCCGGATCGGCGGCGTTCCTGAAGAAGAAAATTTTATAGAATTCTGTGTTCTCATCTTCCTCGCGCGTGCGGGCGGGCGTGTTAGAAGAGACAATACTTTCTGTATTATTATTGTATCCTTTAGTGGGTGAAGTTTCACCACCCTTTTTAGGAACTTTCACCACCCTTTTTGTGTCGTTTTCACCACCTTTTTTTTCGGTGGTGAAAAAGGGTGAACTTTCACCACCCTTTTTCTCAGGCTGAGATATCTGACGTGCCCTTCTCTTCATGGAAACAGGCCTTATATCCTCACCATCGTAGGCGCGGCGCAGCAGATCCTCATAGTTGGTGGTATATTCGAATATGGCGTGTCCGCCGTTGACGGCCTTCTTTGTACGGTTAATATA